TAACGCACTTACAAGAGATTATTCTGATTTAATGAAAGCAATCAACAAAGGTAAATAATGGCATCCACAATTGAAAATAATTTAAATCCTGATGTAAGCATTGGTTTATCGTTTCCACTTGGATTTGTCGGTAGCCGTTTTTTCAATAGAACTAAAACCGTTGAAGAGCAAGCAAAACACAATTTAAAAAGTTTACTTTTAACAAATATAGGTGAAAGACCAATGCAACCTGAATTTGGTTCAAAGTTATTATCAGTTGTATTTGAATTTAGAGATGATGCATTAATTGAAGAAGTGATAAATGAAGCAGTTGATAAGTGGTTACCTTATATAGTTATAAATTCAATCACTACGAATACAGAACCAGCAAACCCAAATAGATTAAATGTATCTATAGATTTTTCAGTAGCAACAAGTCCTAATGCAACAGACCAAATAGTCTTAGATTTAAACGCTACACAATAGGAGATAGTAAATGCCTACGAATACAACAGGCCCAATAAAAGATGTATCTAAAGAAGTCAAATATTTAAATAAAGACTTTGAGGGATTTAGAAATGATTTAATAGAATATGCAAAAACATATTTTCCAAATACATATACAGATTTTAACGAGTCTTCTCCTGGCATGATGTTTATTGAAATGGCAGCCTATATTGGTGATGTTCTTTCTTATTATGTAGACAGTCAATTTAAAGAATCTATTTTAGCATACGCTGAAGAAAAAAGAACAATTTATAACATAGCACAATCTTTAGGATACAAACCAAAAGTTAGTTATCCTGCTTCAACTGTATTAGATGTTTACCAAACTGTACCTGCTACAGGAACAGGAGATTCTACAAGACCTAATATGAATTATGCTTTAAGTGTTACTGATGCAACAAAAGTAAAATCAACAACTACAGGAAAAACTTTTAGGTTTATGGACAATGTAAATTTTAAATATTCAAGTTCATTTGACCCAACCACAGTTTCTATTTTTGAAACAGATTCTAATGTTCCTACAAAATATTTGTTAAAGAAAAGAGTTAGAGCAATTAGTGGTGAAGTAAAAGAAGAGTTGATTAGTTTTACTTCCGCAGTTAAATATGATAAAGTAGTATTAGGTAATCCAAATGTTATAGAGATTTTATCATGTGTAGATAGTGATGGTAATAGTTGGTATGAAGTTCCTTTCTTAGCACAAGATACAATATTTGATGAAGTAGAGAATACATCAGCAAACGATTCAGATTTAACACAATATAATGATACAGTACCTTACCTATTAAAGTTAAGAAAGACACCACGAAGATTTACACCTTTTATTAGAGATGACAATAGAACTGAAATGAGATTTGGTGCAGGTATATCAGATAACCCTGATGAAGAGATTATTCCAAATCCAGATAGAGTTGGTTCATCATTAGCAAGTGGTATTAGTAAGTTAGATACTGCATTCGATCCCGCAAACTTTTTAAATACAAGAACTTATGGATTAGCACCATCTAATACAACACTAACAATAAAGTATACAGTTGGTGGTGGAATAGAAGATAATGTTCCAGCGAATGATATTAAAAATCTAAGTGATATTACATATGACATCGATGAGACTTCATTAACTGCAGCTACAGTTCAAGAAACAAAAGATTCCGTAGCAGTTAATAATCCCGATCCTGCTGGTGGTGGTAGGTCAGGTGAATCATTAATAGAAGTAAAAAATAATGCACTTGCTTATTTTCAAGCACAGAGTAGAGCAGTTACAAAAGAAGATTATATGATAAGAGCAATATCATTACCACAAAGATTTGGAAACATAGCAAAGGTTTATATAGTTCAAGATGAACAACTTAACCAAGCTGAAGAGAATGTTTTAGAAGAAAACCAATCAGCTGCAGCACCAGCATTTGAGCAACAAATAGAAAATATAAGTCCGTTAGTTCAAGAAGCAGCAGATTTACAAACAGCTAGTGCTGAAATAAAAACTCAAAGTCCTGCAAAAGTTAGAGAAACTATAGCAAAAGCTAGAATGACTTCACCTAAAAAAGCTACTCCTGTCGTCACAGCCTTAACTAAAAGAAAAAGTGCTCCAAGTAATTTAAAAGGGGGAGGATACTAATGGCTACTAAAAAAGCATCAAGAATACCTAATCCATTAGCATTGAATATGTATGTGTTAGGATATGACTCAAAGAAAAAATTAGTAAATGTAAATCAAGCAGTAAAAGAAAACTTACAAACTTATCTTGGTCAATACAGAATGGTTACTGATGCGATTAATATTAAAAACGCTTATGTGATAAACATAGGTGTTAAGTTTAGTCTTATGACAAGACCAACTTTTAATAAAAACGAAGTTCTATTAAGAGCTATAGAAACGGTAAAAACATTTTTTAATATTGATAGATGGCAAGTTAATCAACCAATCATTTTATCTGATTTAGTTTATCAGTTAAGTTTGGTTGATGGTGTAGCTACAATAGTTCCACCTGTAGAAGATAATAAACAATCTCTACCAATTATCATAACAAACAAATATAAAACTGCAAATGGTTATTCTGGCAATCTATATGATATAGACACCGCTACAAAGAATGGTATTATTTATCCATCATTAGACCCTTCAATCTTTGAATTGAAATATCCTGGTATAGATATTGAAGGTCATGTAGCAGGAGACAACTAATGCATTATTTTGAATTTGCTACGGCAGACGCAACATTATATGAGGGTGAAGCAACCCAATCAGTAAATACAGGATTAGATCCTATACTTGAAGTTCGTAAAGATATGAACGATACGGGAACTACAATAAATGTATCAAGAGCATTATTAAAATTTAACCTTAGTTACCTAAGTGCTTCAGTTCAAAATGGTTTAATACCAAAATCAGCAAAATATTATTTAAATCTATATGATGCAGGTTCAGCAGATTTACCATCCTCACAAACACTTTTCGTTTATCCTGTAAGTCAATCATGGACTATGGGTGATGGAACATACCATTCTAATCCACAGATAACAGAGGGTTGTAGTTGGAGATATAGACATGGTGAGATTGATGGAACACAATGGGTAAGTGGTAGTAACAATACAGGCGGTACTTGGTTTAGTGGTAGTTATGCAGCTGGAACAAGAAACTTTACTTGTTCTTCTTCTTTAGAATATGAGACAACCGACATTCGTATGGATGTAAGTGACATTGTTCACGCTTGGATGTATAGTGGTTCTGTGTATCCGAATGAAGGTTTCATGGTAAAAAGAAGTGGTAGTGTAGGAAATCTTGATAGCGGTAGTGGAGTTCAAGAGGGAGATAGCACACGTTATGGTCAATTAAAATTTTTCTCAAGAGATACATCTACAATCTACCCACCAAAGTTGGAAGTAGTTTGGGATGATTCATCTTGGAGTACAGGTTCTCTTGCACCACTTACAGGCTCAGCATTAGAAGATACTGTAATCTATTTTAAAGGTTTAAGACCTGAGTATAAACAAAACAGTAAAATTAAGTTTAGACTTGTAGGTAGAGAAAGATACCCTGCTAAAACATATTCTACAACTTCAGCTAACTTAGCTGTAAAATATTTACCAAGTGGTAGTCAGTTCATAGAACATGGAACTTACTATTCAGTTAAAGACGCTGTAACAGAAGATGTGATAATACCATTTGGTTCAGGCTCACTTGTGAGTTGTGATACTGATGGTAACTTTTTTAATGTTTGGATGAATGGATTTCAAACAGAAAGATATTATAAATTTGAATTGAAAGTAGTAACAGGATCAGCATCAAGTGCAACTCAGATTGTAAATTACTATGATGATGATTTCACATTTAAAGTATCGAGATAATGCCATATACAAAAGCACAACTGAAAAATAATGAACATTACGAAAGAGTAATAGAAGCCGCTCGTAGAGAACAAGTAACTACTTTTACTAAAGATGAAAGAGCATATGCCGCTTCAGGTTCTAATGCAGCTGCAGGTAAAACTCTACGAATGAAAACAGGTGAGTTTGTTTCTATACCAGAAATAGAAAACGACCCTGCACAAAAAGTTGTCATACCAAATAAAACTTATTATGTAACAGAAGATGCTGATAAGTTTATTGATAAAGAAATAAAAGAGTTATTAAATAATAATCCTGTTAAGACTTTAACTGTTGGTGAGTTTTTTCAAGAATATGAAAAGTTGAAAGATGTAGTTTCATCAGAGGGTGTTTCAGAATCTCACAGATATCTTTATGAACAGGCTTTAATATATCTTAATGCAGGAGATGAACTTGCAGATATGAAAGCTGAATTACAAAGAGAGATTGATAATTTAAAATCATTACAATTAGAACTTCAAGAAAATTTACAAGAACAAGCTGATGACGCTGCTGTTGATGCAAAGTTTGCAGAATATCAAGCTAAGATGTTAAGATATCCAAATACAGATATAGCTTACACAAGAGCAGA